GTGTCGGAACTAACGACATTTCAGACCCATTCGATACTTCATCACCTTCATACGAATCCACAACTGGAAACGGAATGACTACTGCATCTGCAGAAGCATTAGGTGACGTTGAAGCATCAAACGGTTTCGCTCAAATGGGTTTCTCAATTGAGAAAGCTACTGTTACTGCCAAGTCAAGAGCATTAAAAGCAGAATACACACTAGAACTTGCACAAGACCTTAAAGCAATCCACGGTCTTGACGCAGAATCAGAACTTGCAAATATTCTTTCATCAGAAATTCTTGCAGAGATTAACCGTGAAGTTGTCAGAAATGTCAACATTCAAGCAAAAACTGGTGCAGCTGATACAGCTTCAGCAGGTACTTTCAACTTAGATGTTGATGCTAACGGAAGATGGTCTGTTGAGAAATTCAAAGGATTATTGTTTCAAATCGAAAGAGAGTCAAACAAAATTGCTAAAGAAACAAGAAGAGGAAAAGGTAACTTTATCTTATGTTCTTCAGACGTTGCTTCAGCACTTTCAATGGCAGGTGTATTAGATTACGCTCCTGCTCTTTCAACTAACCTAAACGTAGACGACACTGGCAATACATTTGCTGGTATTCTAAACGGAAGAGTTAAAGTATATGTCGACCCTTATGCAGGTGTTGATTACTTAACTGTAGGTTATAGAGGAACTAATCCATACGATGCTGGTATGTTCTATTGCCCATACGTTCCATTACAAATGGTTCGTGCAGTTGGAGAAAATACTTTCCAACCTAAAATCGGCTTTAAAACAAGATACGGAATGGTTTCAAATCCATTTGTTGGAGCTACTCCAGCAGACGGAATGGCATCAGCCGGTACTAACCAGTACTATAGAAAGTTTGTTGTTTCAAACATTCTGTAAGAATCTTACGATTAATCTCTTCGGAGATACTAAAAACCCACCTTTCGGTGGGTTTTTTTTTGGTCTTGCAGAAACACGTTGCAGTATCAGAAGTCGCCCTCTGCAACTTGAACAACAGTGATACCTCTTGCCTTCCACATTGCAACAACTTTGTTCCTGTCATCGTATACAAGGTCAATCTTACCACCAAACTCTTCAAATTTATCTGCAAGGTCGGACTTGAATACTTCATCGGGTCTGAAGTCACCTTCGGGTCTAAGGAACAATCCTTGATGACCCTTACCAATCCACTCATCAATCTGAGCTTCAGTAAGACTTCTTTGTGACTCGTTTCTTGCACTGAAGAATGCAACATCATGTCCATCTTCAATGTGTTTCTTTGCAAGATCACACACCCATTGTACAGGAGTGTCAAATCTAGTCTGTTTTTTGAATGATTTCCAGTCGGTAGGTTGTTGAGTAACGTGATGTCTCCTATGCTCTACATCAGCAATAGTTCCGTCAACGTCAAAAATTATAGTTTGTTTTTTCATTATATACATAGTATAACAATAAGCTTGGGTCGTTGTCAAGGTTTTTTACCACCTAAATACTAGTGTAAGAATAAATCTTACGACATACACACACAGGAGAACAATATGTCAAATCAAGGAAAATCAGGTTTTGAAATCAGAGCCGAATTACTATCCCTATCAGAAGGTCTTTTGACCAGTAACTACCAAAGAGAAGTTGATGCTATCTATGCACACAATGACTCATTCCCTAATGATAAGAAACCCTTACCATTAAGAGAAATAACTGGTGAAGAAGTTATTAGAACTGCAAGACAACTCAACGAGTTTGTAACAGAGAAGTAAACCTTTGTGGGTGGAAACACCCACATATTATAAATAGTATAAGAAAGAGAAAATTATGAAAGAATTTGGAAAACAAGTAGATGTCTTAGAAGGGCCATGGGAAGCACAAACATTTCCACAGGGTGAAGAGACAACAGTTGGTGTTATATCTAGAAAGACTGTAACACTATATGAACAAGATGGTTACTTATGTGAAAACTCAGTAACAAGAGAGTATCGTGGAAAGGACTATTTCGATACATCCTCCACTAAACGGATAGCAAAAATAAATGGTTGATATAAATAAATCACTCCTTAACAAGAATAACTTTCGTCTTCTAATAGACAAAGTTCCAACCGTAGAGTACTATGTGCAGTCTGTTAATATACCAGGCCTGCAGTTTACGGAAGTTAACCAACCATTTGGTATTGGAGTTGATGCATTTTTCCCAGGCGACAAGGTGACATTTGATGCACTTTCTGTTACCTTTTTAGTAGATGAAGACTTAGAGAACTTCAAAGAGATGTATGATTGGATGCAAGCAATTGTTCCAGTTAGTTCCTCTTCAGATTTTCAGGAGTATGTTGATTCTCAGAAAACAACTACTGGTGAACTATCTAAGATTAATAATGATTTAAATCAATACTCACAAATTACATTGATTACTAACACTAATAAGAATATACCCAATAAGTACTTTAGGTTTTATGACTGTTTCCCAATATCACTTGGTGGACTGGAACTTCTTTCTGGCTCAGAGTCAGAGACCGTTACTTGTACTGTAGAGTTTCGTTTTACATATTACGATATAAAAACTACTAGTTAAAACCCTATAAATATGTTATACTAGTAGTATATACTAGTAGGTGAATCGTTATGAATTTAGAACAAATCAAAGAACAATGGAACAATGACTGTGAGATAGATGATATCGAACTGGATAAAGCTTCATTAGTAGTTCCAAAACTCCATGCAAAATACCAAGACTTACTAACCAGTAAGATTCTTCTATCCAAGCAATACGAATTCAAATACAACGAACTACTTAGAGATAAGTGGTTGTGGTATACAGGTAAAATGGATGAGGATAGAAGGAAAGAACTGGGTTGGGATGTCGACCCCCTAAACGGAGTAAGTGTGATGAAAGCAGATATGCACTACTTCTTTAATGCAGATAAAGAATTATCTGAAATGAAAGCAAGACAAGAACTATTAAAAGTAACAATAGACTATCTCAAAGAGTGTATGACTAACATCACTTGGAGACACCAAACAATCCGTAATACGATTGATTGGAGAAAATTTATGAGTGGACAATAATATGATATTACAAAACTACCTATGGACTGCACAAAATTTCTTTACACCCGAAGAGGTTGCGAGAATTCATAAAGCTGCAGATAAACTACCTTTAAAGAATTCTATGGTTGGTCAGAGTAACCAAGATAGAGATGCTGATGGAATTATTACAGAGGGTAATGTGGTCGAAGAAGTACGACAAGGTGGTAATAAGTGGTTTATCAATGAAGAAGGACACATGCCTGAAGATATCGTAGATAAAATAAGAGTTGCATTAAACATTGCATGTGATGAGTGTGAATGGTATCACACAATAGAATATCAAGAAAACCCGCAGTACACTATCTATGAAGCACAACCTGAAAAAAAGAAGGGTGATTTCTACACATGGCATACAGATGCCGGGCCACTAAAATATGATAATGGGATGCATAGAAAACTATCTATGACTATTCAGTTGTCCGACTCAGATGATTACGAAGGTGGTCATTTCCAGTGGTTAGAACCTCAAAGAAAATTTGATAGATTAACAGACGATCTAAAAATAGACCTTACCGATTCAGTTAGAACTATACCCCATTCTGCAAAACAAATAGGCAGTGTTGTAGTCTTCCCATCCTTTGTATACCATCAAGTGACACCTGTTACTAAGGGTACAAGAAAATCACTAGTGGTGTGGTTTGTTGGAAAACCATATGTCTAAACCAACCGTCACCGTCTCTAAAGTAGATGAGTGTTTCCTAACAGTTAATTGTGATGATGGTCTTGCAAGAGACCTATACGATTTCTTTTCATTTAAAGTTCCGAACGCAAAGTTCATGCCGTCCTACAAAAACAAATGGTGGGATGGTAAGGTGTATCTATTTTCTATGAAGACTAGAAAGATTTACATAGGATTACTTCCATACATCGATGAGTTCTGTAGAGAACGTGGATTTGAGTTTGAAGGTGTTCATGAGGTTCTAGGACATAAACATAAAAAAGACATAACCAAGAATGGTGAACTGAAGAGTTGGGGATTACCCTTTGAACCTAGAGACTACCAATTAGATGCCTTTAATACTGCAATACAGTACGGTAGACAGTTGTTATTATCACCCACTGCAAGTGGTAAGTCTCTCATCATATACATGTTAGCGAGGTACTACGACACCAAGACAGTCATCATTGTACCCACTACATCACTGGTCGAACAAATGACAAAGGATTTTCGAGATTATGGTTATAAAGAACCTATATGTAAAATCTACAGTGGTCAAGAAGTATTCGATGCGCCTATAACTGTTACTACATGGCAATCATTCGCAAAAGCTCCCAAGGAGGTGTTAGAGTCTTTTGATGTTGTTGTTGGTGACGAGGCGCATTTGTTCAAAGCAAATGTTTTGAAAGGTATCTTAGAGAAGATGAAGAAAACTGCAGTCCGTATAGGTTGCACAGGAACATTAGACGGAACAGAGGTACATAGACTTCAACTCGAAGGACTGTTCGGGCCTCTCAAAAAGGTTATCAGTACTGCACAACTTATAGAAGATGGTACGATCGCAAGTCTAAACATTGATGTGCTTGTATTGAAACATCAAAAAAGAAAGTTTGAGAACTACCAAGAAGAGATGGACTACCTCGTATCAAGTGATAGTAGGAATGAGTTTATTTGTAATCTTGTATATAACCTAAAAGGAAATACACTTGTTCTATTCCAATATGTTGAGAAACATGGTGCAATACTACATACTAAAATGTTCAAAAGACTCGGGGATAAATTACACTATGTGTATGGTGGGACAGATGTGACGGATAGAGAAGAGGTGAGGACGCTTGTAGAACAAGCCACT